ATTGAAAAGGCAATGGTATATTTTGAATTGATGAAAGGAATTGAATGATGAAAGTAATAAATTCTTCGTATGAAATCCTGTCCTGTCCTGAAAACCTTTTGGAAATCATTGAACGTGCTGGCCGGACGTGTTACAAATCAGAGGACAGAATTACAGCAGAATCTGCTGGTATATTTTGCCGGAACCTGATTAGCACTTCCCATCATTCTGTTATTGAACATGCAAATATCACGGTCAAATTCATCTGTGATCGGGGTGTTTCGCATGAACTTGTCAGACACCGCCTTGCATCCTACAGTCAGGAATCCACCCGCTACTGCAATTATTCCAAAGACAAATTCAGCAATGAAATAACCGTGATAAAACCATGCTTCTGGTCTGAAGATTCAGATGAATTCTTTCTTTGGCATAATGCCTGTCTGTATGCAGAAAAAACTTATTTAGAATTGATTAAAAGCGGTGTAACAGCGGAAAAAGCAAGGTCTGTATTGCCGACCAGTCTGAAAACTGAAATTGTAATGACGGCAAATGTGCGTGAATGGCGGCACGTTCTTAAATTGCGAACTTCAAAGGCGGCACATCCGCAAATCAGGGAAATCATGATGCCATTGCTTGCTGATTTGAAAGGAAGATTGCCGGAACTTTTTGATGATTTGAATGGAGGGGAATGAAATGAAAAAGATTATCTTCACATTACTTATTGCGTTCGTTCTTACTGGTAATGCCTTTGCATTGACAGGAACAACGAATCAGGGCGGACTGGCCTGCATATCAGAAGAGTATCTGTCTGATGCCATATCATTTATCGTTGATAACGATACACAGAATCTTGAAGCGTTCTTAACTGCAAATAAATGTGTATTCATGAAAGAGGGATTGAAAGTGAATATTGTCAAATACCCTGTTTTCGGCAATATCATTTTTGTATATCAGGGATTGCGGTTTCACGCTCCGAAAAGTGCCGTGGAAGTTGACAGAGGCAATTAACAAATCACAGCTTAACTCTATGTTAGGCAAACTATGAACATCAAACAGACTGTAAAACATCTCATCAATGGAGAATGGCAGTTCGGATTCAGAAATGATTTTTATATTAGCATAGGGTGTATTTATTATGACGGATATAATTATCATCTGAATTTAGGTTGGCTATGGGTAAATGTGTTTGCTTAACCATCTTATAAAAAAGGAATAAACCATGAAAAAAATAATATTTATGATTCTTCTTGTGTTCCTTTCAGGCGTGTGTTATGCGGCAGACACTTGGGAGTTGATCAATGGGAAATCCTTTGTGTATCAGAACAGCGGCAATCCGATTGCAATGGAATTCACAGGTTACTCCCCTGCAAAAAAAGACGGCATTGTTTTCCTGTCATGGTTTGAGTGGCTTGACCGGACACGGCAGATCGGTGCTGATATGAGTGACGCATATAAATACCGGGTTATCGGAGAGGTTATCAGTATTGAAACATTGGAATTCGTATTGACCGCCTCCGGATCGCTTGTTTCAATTTGCGAAGGTTCCATTTTCATTGACCCTGTTGCAGAGGAAAATGCAGATGATACAATTACTGAAAACAACCCGTGAAATATGGGAAAAAACACGGATTTTCAACATTGAATTCAAGAGGAAAGAACCTGCACTGAAAGGGTTTTTCTGGCCGTGCTGGAATTTCATGATGCCGGAAATCAGAATTGAATATCTGCAATGGGTACATTATCTGCTGAAAAATGATATGCCTGATTTCTCTGCTGATGAGCGGCATAATCAGGCAATTCAGAATCGTATCGCTCACGGCTGGAAACTGGGAGAGCGCAGGGACAATGCAGGCATGACAGACCCATATCTGATCCCATTGTGTGACTGCCCGGACTGGTTTCAAACGTGGTGTTTAGAGCGTGACAACCTTATGAAAGAACATCTGAAAGGTGTTATATGGCGAAAGAAATGATTTCAATGCTTATCGGGGCTGTTGCTTTGTTTATTACACTTGGCAAAATCATTTATGATGCCGGGGCTGTGCCTGAAAAAATGAAAAATATGCTTACTTTGATCACAAAAACCGAGACTGATTTCAATGTTTCGCTCAACCGTCTGCACGAAAGGTTTGATGAGTTGCATAAAAAAATAATGGGGCATGACGGGCAGACAATCTTCATAACCCGGACAGAATGCAGCGAAAACCGTGCAAACATGACACGGCATATTACATCAAATCAGGAGTTGATATGCCGCTTAATGGAAGATTTGAATAAGCGCTTATCAGAGGCAAGCTCTGAAAGAATGTCAACAGCAAAACTTTTGCAGGAAATGTCAGAAAGAATTATCAGAATTGAGGCGGTCAACAGATGAAATTTTATCTTAATATCACATTTTCAAAATTCATTGCACTGGTTATTATCGTTCTTGCATTCATTCTTGACCTGAAATCAGGCACGGGCGGGAGCGTTTTCATGTTTGTTATTCCATTTGTCAATTTCATCATAACCGGCAAGCAGTTCATTGATTCCAAAGGCAAAATATGACACCAAGAACAAATATAATAATCCCTGTAATAACTTCCAATGGCACTCCGTCAAATTCAGTCGGTGTGAACGGGCAATTTGCTTATGATTATGCTAATGGCTTTATGTTCGGGCCAAAGTCTGCAGGCGTGTGGCCTGCCGGTGTACGATTAAAAGATGATTTGTATATCCAATCCAGGCTGCAAAATCTTGTTACAAACGGATCAGGGCTGCTGGGGAATAACACAAATTTCAGCACATTAACATTTGATTCAGTAGAAACACACGGCGGCGGGGGAAGTTTTGCGTCAACAGATGTAGGCCAAAAAACATCGGAGGAATATCTCCCAGTCGATACAGGCAAATATTACAGACAGGTAGTTTGGGCAAAATCAGGGAATATTGATGGAACTGAATACAATTCAGCAGCCAGATTTTATTTAGGCGTGAAGCCCTATGATATTGATTTTCTTGAAATTGGGATAGAACACATCAGAAAATTTGTCGGCTCAACAGATACGACGCTTGCCGTTGAATTAAAAGCCGGGGATACCACAATTACACTGACAAATGCAACAGGCTGGGCGGGAACCAACGCAATTGTTAATAATCGTCAGATGATCTGGTACAGCTATACGAATTCAAAAGGATTTATTTATCCTGACTATACATATTCACGGAACACTACATTCTCGAACACAGCACAGGGATACAGGACAAATGGCCTATGGGCAGTAGGTGGCATTTCCGGGAATGTAATTACATTGACAGCAGCATGGCCTGGGCCAACGATTGCAGCCGGAGTGGCTGTCCGGAATGGAAGCGGAAAAGGTTCGTACAAATACCATGTTGCAAGCGGTATTGCAATAGGGACAAGCTGGACAAAATTTGAAGGCACGATTGGCGACATCGAAGACTCTGTTTATACCGATAATAAATTTAATTATGGAACAGCGTATGTACGAATTTTTTATAGTATAAATTCAACTATTTCAGCAGGAGCTAACAGGATAAGATTTTCTGATATTTGGTTTTCCGAATTATCAGCAAGAAATCTTGAACCTGCGAGCGCAACAGAGCCGGGAGTTGTGGGCATATCCACACAGACTTTTGCAGGTGATAAAACCTTTTCCGGGGCTGTTGCTGTGAATAATGCAGTTACAATCACGAAAACAACAGCACAGATACGAAAAGCATACAGCGGGAGTGTTTATTGCGAGGATTTTGTAAATTCATCCGGTGATCTGGAAGTATTTCAGACCGGTGATGAAATCTTTTACAAAGGCAATTCATCAACGCAATCCCGGACTATTGCAAGCATAAAACGCACAATGCCAACGGCTACCGATGCAAGCAGGACAGGAGAAATTGTTCATTCTGTATCTGATTTTGCGGCTGCTCGTGCATATCTGAAAGCGACTGCAAACGGTACAGGACTTGAAATAAAAATAGGCGGCAATGCTGATACCAATGCCGTTGTTATTGAGGCGGATGGCACGCTCAGGCTTGACGGAACCGCTGTTGTTTATGAAGACTTGAACTTTGATCCTGATGCCTCTGGCGGACCGGCAGTTTCATTGCCTGATTTCGTTGAAATTAACAATGTGATCCACCGTGAATTTACATCTGCAAACAACCAAAAATGCGGCTGTGTGAAAGAACTTCCGCATTCTGCAAAGATTTCAGGGACAAATACCTTATATCCGCATTATCACTGTTTTCTGAAATCAGGAGAATCAGCAGGCACAACAGGCGCAACTTTTACGCTTTACTGGGAATTAAGACAGGATGCAGGTGTGACTTCAGGCAGTGTTCCGTTGACAGTCACATCAACTGAATTGACAAATAATCCTTACAAGTTCACTATGAATGACACAACAGGCTTCACTGGCCCTACAGAAATCGGAGCGCAGCTTGCAATGGCAATCGCACGAACAGGCGGAGACGCAGGCGATGTGATAATTACGACTTATGGTGTTCACTTCCCCATTGATACAATGGGCAGCAGAGACGTTACAACAAAATAATGGAGAATAAATAATGGCAACTTTCCCGGAAAGTCAAAAGAAAAACTGCATTTCAGAGATGGCAGTTTTGGCAAAGAAAACAGTGGACTTGGCCGCTGATATGCGGCAGTGCATTGAAAAATGGCAGTCATTCGGAATTACACCTGCTGATTTGATCGCATCCGGTGTACTTTCCACTTCCAATTTTGATGGTCTGCCAGCGGATATTCTGTCAAATTTTATCGGCAGCATGGATAATTTTGTTAGCACATGGTATGCAGCACACGGGGTTAATGCAAGACTGATGACGGAGTAAAAATATGGCATCATGGGATGGCAGCGGACATGCAGGGGTTCCAATTCAGGTTGCAGCCGTGTGGTATGACACAGGCAACAATCTTGTGACAGGGCTTTCCCCAACGATTGATATAATTGCGGATTTGTCAGGTTCTTTGCTTGTGGACGGAGCGGCAATGATAGAGTCCACTGCCATGCCAGGATGGTATTATTATAATTACACCCCGGCAAATGCAGGGATTCTGAAATGCCATTGTGTATCGACTTATGGCAGTTCCATTTCAGTGTGGAACATAGGTTCAGGGGCGATCCCTGATATGGCAAGCGCAACAGCAATGCAAACCATTGATGACAATGTGGATGCAATCAAAGCAGATACGGATGCGTATCTGGATGCGGCTGTGAGTTCCAGGCTTGCAAATGCTGATTATACTGCTCCTGATAATGCAGGAATAACAGCAATTTCAGGCAAAATTGATACCGTTGACGGAGTTGTGGACTCAATTTTGGCACGGACAGATGTGGCAACATCCACAAGACTCGCCTCTGCAAATTACATAGCCCCGGATAACGCAGGAATAGCAACGATTGACACGGTTGTTGACGCGATCAAATTGAAAACAGATTTGATACCGGCTGATCCTGCTGACGTTTCGGATTTGTCCGGCCTGGCGATTGAAACTTCAATGCAATCAGCAATCAGCAAAATAGATATTATTGACGGGATTGCAGATTCAATTTTGGCAAAAACAGATGTTGCCACGTCCACAAGACTCGCATCCGCAAATTACACTGCTCCTGACAATTCAGGGATTGCAGTTGTTTATGGCATTGTGGATGAAATAAAAGACAAAACAGATCTGCTTCCGGCTGATCCTGCTGGAGTGTCTGATCTGGCGGATCTGGCAACAGGGGCGGAACTGGCCGCCATTGAAACAAAAATTGATAACATTGCAGGGCATGCCGCTTTTATTGCTGGAATTGAAGGCGGCCGTTGGAAAATTGATGATAATCAGATGATTTTTTATGCTGATGATAATGCCACTGAAATTGCAAGATTTGATCTGCTGGATAAAACCGGGGATCCTGCGGAGCAGAATATCTTTGAACGGAGGCGGGTATGATTTTGCGGGGATTTACAGCGGACAAACTGATTACACGGGGATTCGGCTGGCTTGCTGGATGGCAGATTTCACCTGCATTTATGTTTTTCAGGCGGGCATTGTCGGTGTTTTCCAATTGCAATGCCGAGGCTGTTTTTGAAAAGCATGATCTGCTGAGGGATTTTAGCAAGCCTTCAAAAACACTGATATTCAGGGCATCAAAAAATGGATAAATTTGAAAAGCAGCCTTATGAAAAGTTTTATATTTCTGTGAATTTTGCTGATGTTTTGGAAGAGGCGGAGGCAATTTCATCAGCGGTGTGTTCCGCTGTGGACAGGACGGACGCAGCGGACTCCGGGGTTTTTGATGGGGAGCCGGTGGTTGACGGAACGTTGGTTAAAATCCGGGTGCTGGCCGGGGAGGTCGCAAAAAGCCCTTACAAAATCACGTTCCGGATTGTCACATGGGCCGGGAATCAGTGGGAGCATGATGTGCAGATGAAAGTGCGGGAGATCTGATGGCAGCCTATGATGACAATCTGACAGCACTTGTCAATGCTTCCGGCAAAGCTTCGAATGAAATCACTGCTAAGGTATTGCAGATGCTCAGTGATGCCCAGAAGAAACTGGCCGGGGAACTGGCAACAACGGAATGGGGAGCGCATCATCTTGAGGAACTGAAAGCCGCTACAGCAGAGGCATTGGAAGAGTTCAAATCTAAAGCAACTGATGAAGTTCGCAACGCCTATGCTGAGGCATGGGAGAATGCCGGTTCGCTTATTGACGGGGCGCTGGTAGCGTCTGGGGTGGATGTTTCACTTATTGCGGCTGCTCCTGCCCTGAGTGCTTCACAGCTTGAACTGATGGCCGGGTATTCTGCTGATTTGATTTCCGGGCTGGCGCAGGATGCAATAAAGAAAATCAATTCTGAAATCACTTTGGCGATTCTGGGGCAGAAAACCCTGAACGAAGTTATGGATGCCATCGGAAAAAACCTTACTGATCAGGGTGTTTTCGGTTCAATTGCGACACGGGCGGAGACCATATCACGGACGGAAATGGCAAGGGTTTTCAGCAATGCAAGAGAGGCACGGATGAAAGGCGTTGCCGACCTGCTGAAAGAACGCAATCCGGGGATGAAAATATATAAAATGTGGATTCATTCCGGGAAAAAACGGTTCAGACCGAGACATAAGGCACTGCATAAAGTTGTGGTTTTGCAGGAAAATAATTTTCCGGGCTGGATTCCGTATCCTCATGCGCCGGGGCTGAGCGCAAAGGAAACGGTCAACTGCGGGTGCGTGCATGTGCTGCTGTTTCCGGGGATGAAGGGATACCCGGATAAAATTGAAAATAAGGAATAAACAAAATGGAAAAAGATATTTCATTGATTTGGAATGCAAGACAGGCGGAAAACGGCGGGAAGTGGGAGGCGGTGCTTATTGCGCCTGGGATCAGCAGATCACGGCCTGCCTTCCACTGGACTGATGATATTCTGCAGGCAGCGCAATCCCTTTTTGAAGGTGCTGACATTAATGCGTATGAAGTGGACAGCAAATTTTTCGGGCATGTGCCTGATAATTTTGAAAATGTCAAATCGTTGCTCATTGCAAACAAAGCCGGTGTTGTTCGCAATGTGCGCTTTTCCGCAGGGGAGGGGCTGATCGGAGAGATTGAATTTGCTCCAAAATTTGCGTGGATACCGGAAACATTGAAAAACAATCCGGATTTTCTGGGATTGAGTATTGATGCAAGGGTTTCGGCACAGCAGACGGCGGAGCCTATTGTGCCAACTGCCATTACATCAGTTTCCAGTGTGGATATTGTTACCCGGCCTGCCGCAGGCGGGCGGTTTTTGCGATCAATTATGAGTATTACAACAGGAGAAAAAGAGATGAAAAACAGGATGATTAAGATTTTGACTGAGACCCGGCCTGACCTGCTTGCGGGGAAGGATACGGAAAAGATGACAGAGGATGAAATCTTTGTGATTGCACAGCAGGCAATGGAAAAGCCGGAGCCGAAAAAATCGGAAAATACACCGGCAAAACAGTCTGCTCCGGCAGGAATCACGGCGGATGACCTGAAAAATGCTGTTGCGGAAGTGGAAAAACGGGCTGTCTGCAGCAGAACCCTGGACAGACGGCTGATGGAAAGCAGACTGCCGGAACTGGCAAAGGAACGGATTGCAAAGCAGTTTGAGGGCAAGGTTTTTGAGATTGCAGACCTGGATACGGCAATGAAAAACGAGGCTGAATACCTTGCAAAAATGAGTGTTCCGGGGTTTGATATTCCGGATCAGAGAGCCAAAGTCGGGCCGGGTTCTCTGGAGAAAATTCAGATGGCCGTTGACCATATGTTTGGTTTGAAATCTGATGATATTCGGGCAATGCAGGCAATGGAGCGGCTGGACTTCAAACCGGTTTTCCCTGATTTGGCTGGCAGAAAGCCGGATGATATGCAGGGTATCAGCAGGATTCACGGACTGGGCGAACTGTATGCACTCCTGAGCGGAGATTCTGAGGTGAGCGGGCGTTTCAACAGGGCGGCAATGAGCGCTGATTTGAGGGCGGCACAGGGGCTTAACAGCGGCAGTTTTTCTTATATCCTCGGCAATACGATGGCACGGAGGCTTGTAAAGGATTATACGGAGAGCGGACAGCAGGAAAATCTGCTGATTTCCCTGACAAAGGCAGTGAAAGATTTCCGCACGCAGGAGGCGATCAATCTGGGGTATTTCGGCATGATCCCGGATGTTGACCCGGAGACAGAGGATTATCCTGAAATTGCGAGTCCGACCGATGAGGAGAGCAAATATTCCATTGGTCAGAAGGGCGGAATTCTGTCTGTGACAAGGAAGATGATTATCAATGATGATATTTCGGTTCTGACAAGGCTGGTCAACAGGCTGGGACGCAAGGCAAGATATACCCATGCCTATTATGTATGGCAGTTTTTCATCGGAAATGCAAACTGCAGTGACGGCACAGCGTGGTTTACCAGCGGACACGGCAATTATGCTACCGGTGCATTGACGCATGCGACAGCCCTGACTGCATACAAGGCACTGGCAAACATGACTGAAAAGGATTCCGGGCATAAGATTGGATGGCTGCCCGGAGCCGGGATGCCGACTTTGATCGGGCCGGTTGCGCTGATGGAAACCCTTGAAAAGATTGCTAACGAAGACAGTTATTATACTTCAAACGACCTGACAACAAAGGTTCCCAACCCGCTGAAAGGCAAAGTGAGCGCGGCAATCATTCCCATGCTTTCCGATGCCACTGACTGGGGAATGCTGATGCCGGTTTCCGCTGGGGATATGGTTGAAATGGGGTATCTGAACGGCCGGCAGGAGCCGGAAATGTTTGTTGCGGATCAGCCTTCCAATGAAACGGTGTTCACCGGAGACAAAATCAGATACAAAATCCGGCATGAATATGCAGGGGCGGTAGTGGATTTCAGAACCGGTTACAAGGCTGTTGTGGCATAATCAGATAATTAACGGAGGTTGAAATGGCAGTTTTTGTGAAAAAGGCAGGGAAAACAAGGTACAAAATGGTGGCCGGAGAGACGCTGGCTACAGGCGATATTGTTTATATCAAATCCGATGGCAAGGCATATCTTGCTGATGCGGATGATACAGCGAAAAGACCGGCAAGGGGAGTTGTTGGAAAAGGCGGAGCCGCTGGAGCCAACGTGGAGATCCTTATGGACGCTACTCTGGGTGGCTTTTCCGGACTTACACCCGGAGCGACTCAGTATCTTTCCAATACGGCGGGTGAGTGGACGGAGACAGCCGCAACGGATTATCAGCCTTGCGGATTCTCCCTGACTGCTACGGATGTGCAGGTCAATATCCTGCATTTGACGGACGCGTAACATGACATTAACCCTTGATGATTATATAGATTCGTTGGGGGTTCTGGTTCCAGGGCCGCATCCCATGACGTATGCGGAACTGGAAACTGCCAGAACAAAGGCTGTGGAAAAGGCAATGATCCGGCATTCCCGGTATTTTCCGCTGTGGATTGCACAGGATATTCCCGGCAACGGAAACAATGATGATTATCTGATTTCCGCTTATGGGGATAATGACAATATCCCTGTTTTTACCCATTGGAAGCCGGAATTCAGCCGTGTGCTAATGGTGGAATATCCTGTCAATTCCTATCCTGCGCCTGATATTCTTGACCCGGAGGCGTGGATGGTGCTGAAAAAACCGGACGGTGAATATTTCAGAATCACAATGTACACTGTGCAGACAGACGAGGTTTTCAGAGTTTCCTATTCAACTTTGCACACATGCACCATCGCGGGGTGTACAGTTGATGATGTCCATGCGGAGGCGTTGCAGGCTTTGGCGGGGTTCTATTATTGTCAGATATTATCAGCAAGATACGCTCTGACCGGCAATGCAACAATATCAGCGGATTCTGTTGATCATGGGTCAAAATTCCAGAATTTCACGGATTTGGGGAAGCGGCTGGAGAAAGAGTATCTGATCCATTTTGGCATTCAGGAAGGCAAAACCAAACCGGCATGTGTGATTGCGGATCAGGACGTGCCGGACAGCAGGGGATATGACCGGCTGACACATCCGGCAAGGTACAGATAATGCGAATTGAAATCCGAAATGCAGACAGAGTGATTGCAGAACTGAAAGAACTGATGATTCAGTATCCGGAGATTGCACGGGATGAAACCCGTGCGACTCTTACGCTGATTGCAGCGCGCATGGAAAGTGAAGTAATGCAGCGCACACCTGCGGGTGTTGGCGGAGCCGCAGGTCTGCGGGGCAGCATTTTCGGGGAGGTTCGTGGCAGTGCAAAAAAAATGCAGGGGATATGGGGAACGCCGGTGAAGTATGGTGAAGTAATTGAATATGGAAGAAAACCCGGCAAGTTTCCGCCAGTTCTGCCGATTGAAAAATGGGTGCAGAGGATTTTGGGGATCCCCAACACTGCTGCGGAAGGCTCCAGACTGCGGCAGTCTTATGTGGTGGCTGCTGCCATTGCACGGGCGATTTTCAGGCGTGGGTATTCTCCCAATGGGAATGTCGGCCCGCGTGGAGCAAGAATGTTTGAAAAGGCATGGGATGAATCGGAAGACTGGGTTGCGAATCTGATTGAGCGGCTGCCGCAGCAGATTGTGAACAGGGCAGGTGGACAGTGATGATTTTGGATCAGATTAAAAGTGTGCTGGAATCGGTGGACGGGGTCGGGGTGGTGCATGGATATGTGCGGTGGGCACCGGACTGGGAAAAGTTTCTGGCGCTGTTTTCCGAAAACGGGAAGGTGAACGGGTGGATGATTTCCAGGCAGTCCGTGACGCGGCACAGGACAGCCTACAGTGAGGTTCAGGCTGCCCATATTTTCGTGCTTACGGGCATATATGGGCTGAATGATGCGGATGAAAGCGAACTCACGTTTCAGGGCATTCTGGACAGTGTGCAGAGTGCGTTTGCGGCTGATCCGACTATGGGCGGTGCGTGCGAAACCATCAATCCTGAAGTGGGAGCGATGAATGGACAGTATGGATTGCAGATTGAGATGATAGAAAATCGGATGTTCGGCAGTGTGCTGTGTCATACTGCTGAGTGCAGGCTGTGCTGTATCGAACTGATATAAATTACAGGAGAAAAGACAATGGCAACATCAGAAAAAGCATTGATCAAAATCGAAACCGGACAGACCCCGCTGGCGATGACGGCAATGACGGATTCCGGGGATCATCAGGTGTTTTATCTGACCGGAGTGAAACGGTGGAGCGGGAAAAGCGGTTATGCGCCGATAATCAAGCCTGACGGAATAACACAGGGTCTCAATGTGATTGTCCCTGACGGCGCAGGAGCGGTCAATGTTGTTGAAAACCTTGCGTTTAAGGCCAACGCAGGCGGGGTTGAATACACGGTCCCCGCTGCAAGCAATGTGACTGTGACACGGCCTGCAACTAACGTCGCAAAAGTCAATTCCATCTGCATGACAGATACCGGAACATTAGAGGCTGTTGCAGGGACAGATGGGGCAACTGCTACGTTTTCAGAGACACGGGGAGCCGCAGGCGGGCCTCCGCTTATCACTGTGGGATATGTGGAATTGGCACAGGTTCGGCTGATCACTTCGGCTGATGCCCCGATTACAGCGGAGCAGATTTTCCAGTCTCCGGGTGTGCATTGTGAACGGGCGGATTATCCCATGTATCAGGAACCCAACTGCGTGGGCGATGGCCTGGACGCTGAAAACACATATCAGACTGATGCATATCTGAAATTTGAGAGTGCGCTTCCTGCAATCCATGTCGGCCCAACAGTGAAGAAAGTTTTCATAAAGGTCAACACACCCATCCTGTCAGAATTGAGCAGGACATCGGCATTTGCGCCTGCTGAATACAGCAATTCTTCACAGTCGGAAGCATATTATGGCGGTGCGGCTGTGTCTCCTCAGAAATCCCTGGGGCAGTGTTCTTTTTCCGCGCTGCTGAATACCGGTATTCTGGATCCGGTGCTGCGGCAGAGGGATCAGAATGTGATTGTTGAATTTTATCAGGACAGGGATCAGAGCGCAAAGGTTGTCCAGCAGGGGATTTTCGGGGTAAAGCGGACGTTCCCGCAGGGGAATCAGATCAAAGGTGAATTCACGATGACGTGTCAATATCCGAGCGTGGATTTTACGGAATAATTTACAGCAATTCCCCTGATATTCTCAGGGGAAAGAAAGGTTTTTTTATATGGCATTTGACGTTGAAAAATACAAATCAGCAAAATTTGTGCGCCGGAGTTTTGAGGTCAATGTTCCGGAACTGAAGGAATTTTTTGCAGATGGTGAGCGGGCTGTGGTCAATGTGCAGAATTTGACCGGGCCGGAAATGGCAAAATGCGAAGAGCAGGCAAATCAGAATATGATTTCTGAAATCCGTAACCTTGTTCAGGCTGTAGGAACCGGGGATTTTGACAAGATTATGGAAGGCGTGAAAACATACGCTATGGCCCGATTTGAAGATGATGAAAAACTGTCTGATGATTTGGTACGGCGGACTTACCAGTTGATGTACGGCTGCCCGGATTTCGGAAAAGACAGGGAGTTGTGTATCAGAATCAGGGATAAGCATATTGAGGTTTTCTACCGGCTGACCAACAAAATACGGGCATTGACAGGCATGGGGTTTGAACTGCTGGGGGAGCCGATAGGATCTTCCGAATCCCCCGCGTGAAAAATGCCATGTATATGGCATGTGAGCGCAATGCAATGAATGGCATTGTAACAGGAACCCGGAAATTTCTGTTTGAAATTCTGCCGGATTTGTTTCCGTTCGGGTTTTACACGGATTTGGAAGATCAGATTTGGAGTCTGTTTTTGAAAGAGCAGGCGGACAGGGTGGACAGCGCGGACTGAGTTGACGGGGTGGACTGATGGCATTGAATATTTCGCACAGCATTGATATTATTTTTCAGGGCATTGATCAGGTTTCCGATGAGATAGAGGGAATTGGAGACAAAATCAAAGCTTTTGGCAGTGGGCTGAGTGATTTCGCTTCCCCTTTTGCGGAGGCGGCAAAAAGCGTGCTGGCACTTGACATTGTATTGAATACCGCTGTTGTCGCAGGATTATCAGCAGCTTCTGCAAAGGCCGTGGACTTCAAACAGGCAATGAATGAGATCAATGTAATTGGTCAATTCACACCTGCTGTTTTTGATGAACTGAAAACAAAATCACTTGCTGCATTTGATGCAATAAAGTCAACGGATATGGACGGTTACATGAAGGCACTTAATCAGACAGTCGCCTTCGGTGTAACCAGTATCCCTGACATTTTTAATGCAATTAAAATCGGTGAAGACCTGTCCATTGCCGGAACTGCAAAACTTGACGAAACCATAGTAGGTCTGCTGGGAACAATGAACGCTTACGGTGCCGGGCAGGAAGAAATGGCACGGTATGCTGGAGCGTTTTTCCAGATCACACAGGATGGGAATGCTTCTGTTGCTGATTTGTCTGCGTATTTATCAGGCGTAACAGCAACAGCGGCTGGCGCAAAAATACCGTTTGAAACAATAGGTGCGGCGATAGCTGCACTGACTGCACAGGGAGTCCCGGCAAGTCAGGCTATTACAGCGATCAACTCGTCCATTGCCGGTATTATTGCGCCTACCGGTGAGGCGGAAACTCTGATGAAACAACTTGGTATTCAGTATGGTTCTGCAGGAATTGCCGCCATTGGTTATGACGGAATTTTAAAGCAGATTTATGAAAAAACGAATGGCAATGTTGACCTGATAAATAAAATAATCACATCAGAAGAGGCAAGAAAAGGTGTATTATTGCTTGGAGCAGATGCGGCAGGCAAATTTGCAGGCGCATTAGAGAATATGAAAGATACATCACAGGCTGTAGCGGGCGGGGTTAAACGCAGCACTGATGAAATGGAAAAAAGTTTGCAGCAGCTTGTCAACGCATGGGACAAAATGCAAACCGCAATCGGATTGAAAATCCCGGCTTTCAATGCAAATATCATTGAACCTTTTACAAAATTATTTCAGAATATTGGAATGTCCATTGATGCCGGTTCTTTGGATGAGGTTTTTGCAGAAATCAATAAGTTTGGAGACAAATTAAAAAAATACCTTACGGATATGGCAAATGCTGCGCCGGAGGCAATGAAAAACGCAAATTTTTCAGGGCTGCTGGAATCATATGAAAAACTTACTGAGGCCGCAGGCAAACTGTTTGAAGGCATTGACCTGTCAACTCCGGAAGGACTGACAAAGGCATTACAACTTGTAATTGACACAATGGAAAGTTTGAACAGAACATCTGCCGGAATAGTGGAAGTTTTCCAGCCTGTTTTTGCGGCAATAAAAGAAGGCATTGAATGGTATAATACACTTTCTGCTGCAAATAAAGAACTGATAGGCAATTTAGGCGGAATCAGTATTATTTTAACATCTGTTGGCGGTGCATTTACTGTTTTATCAGGGATAGTTGGTGCATTAAGTGGACCGGCGGCACTGGCGTGGACAGCATTTTCTATTTTGTCTGGTGGTTTTATTGCGATAACAGCGGCGGCTGCTCCACTGATAATTGCATTTGCAGGTGTTCGGGCTGGAGTTGAGGCATTTTATTATTATACAGATGAAAAATCAAAAAAGAAAATTGATGACATGGCTCAGGGATTTATTGCCTGGGCAGATTCTTTAATTGATTGGACAGGGACGCACAATGAAGCAGGGGAATCAGCAGATGAAGTCACTGCAAAATTGATCGCAGAAGCAAAGGCCGCACAGCAGGCAAGAATATCAGCGGACGCAATGAAGGATTCCCTGAAATCCCTGTCGGATTCAAAATTCTTAATCGGTGTAGAATATGATATAATGTCAATTCCGGAGCAGACGGAAAAAATCAGCAAAGCATTGGAAGAACTGACTGCTGAAAAACGGGTTTTGGAAATATCCCTGAAAGATGCGACCGGAGAAGAAAAAACAAAAATATTAAACAGAATCAGCGAAATAGACGCTGCAACTTCTGCCCTGTCTGACAAAGAAACACAGATACAGATTGATCTGGATACCCGGTCTGCGGAAGAGATTCTGTCTGATCCGGAAGGGTATTTTTACAAGGGCGACAAGCCGGTTGTCAATGTGGAGACAAAGGTTGAAACCGCAAAAGCCAAAGAGCAGTTTGAGGAATTTGTGTATGAAGTCAATGGCAAAGAATATGTGATGCGGGTTGCCGTTGACAAGGGATCAGCAGAGAAAACAAAAGAAGACCTTGAAAAGATTGTGCCGCCGGAAAAGCAGTTGCGGATTCTGGCGGATATTGACATAGCAAAGATCAAGGAACAATCCGCAATTGTTCAGCAAAGTATTGAATGGAAAGCAAAACTTGACATTGCAGAGGTCGAGGCCAATGCAAAGATTGTGCAGTCACAGTTTGAGAGCATTTCCAACACAATTACATCTACCGGTGACGTGATTTCTGAGGTTTTCGGCGTGCTGGCGGATTTGGGGAATTCATCTTCTGATGTGCAGAAACGATGGATGATTGAGGATCAATTAGAAAGGGAAAATGAACTGCGGGCGCAGGCACTTGAACTGCAAAAGGAAACGGCACGGGTGCAGAATGAATACCTGAGAGTGAAAACGGAAATGATGAAAAGCGGAAAAGGGCTGATGAACATTACCATTGACGGGATTAACCTTGAGGCGGATCTGCGGAGTATGACAAATACACTGCTGGCATATGTGCAGATGCAGGCGAATCAGGAAGGGCTGGAGAGCCTGTTAGGATTGCTATAATGTGGACAATAACAACGAAACTGATAAGCAGTTATGCCCCGCTGATAATCAGGGCGGAGACCGGAACAGATACGGAAACAACACCGGAGCGGGTGGTGCGGACGCCTACCATTGACGGCGGGGTTGTGCTGTATTCCCTGGGCAAGACAGACGGGGATCGGACGCTGACCATCAATGCGAAGCTGACACGTGCGGAGCGAAAACAGCTTGAAAACATGCGGAATGATTATACAGATTTTGTGTTTGCGGGGCCGGATGGGTGTTTTGCGGGAATGATTGTGAGCGTGTCCGGACAGGGCGGGAACGTGACAATAACCTTTTTGCCGGACGGAAACTGAATGAGTAAAGGCCGTATCATATCGCATTCCGGTGAGGGATTATACAGCGTTGAGCTGATCCGCAGGTATGGCAGAATCAATGCACGGCTCGCTGTGCTGGAAACTGTGATTGCAGAAACGCAGACCATGATTTCTGATTTGGAAGTGGAGATCAGCGGGGCATCCGAAGATGAAAAACCGGCACTGATACAGCGGGAAAACTATCTTTCACTGAAACTGCTTAATTTGCAGAATGAGCGTACTGATTTGCTTGCCTATGTCAATGCACAGCCGGAGGTTATTCAGGCATGGTGTGCTGATTATACGCTTGATCTGAGCGGGGATGTCGGTATATCAGATGTCCCCGGCACATCGGAGCAGGACTTTCAGGGCGTGACATATTACAGTCCTACCATTGTCAGGCAGATCCGGCCAGGATACAGCGGAAAAGCGGTTTACAATTCGGCACGTGACGGCATATTACAGCACGCAAAGGCCAGTTCCCCTGCTAATCATTTTTTGCAGGCGTGTTTTCATTCGGCTGTTATGAAGTGGAAACCGCAGTACAGGCATGGGAAAATAACGTCCATAATGTATGATATTGACCGTTGCGCAGTCAGTCTTGATTCTGCTTATGACAGGTATTTGATTGAAAATTACAACGTGAATCAGGTTACGGAATTATCAGGCATTCCCATTGAATACATGAACTGCAATTCAAAACCGTTTGTTAATGGAGATGATGTTATAATCGAATGGCAGAACGGCGTGCCGAAAGTAATAGGTTTTAAGGATAATCCTAAACCTTGTATCAATGAAGCCTTATTCAGTATTATTGTGAACAGCGCGCTTTATGCACTGAATATCACAGATGACGGGATCGAAATCATATCAGATTTTGGCGTTCATCCTGACAATGCACCAGGGCGTGCTATGGCGGCCAGATGGAATGGCAATGAACCATACGCATTTTCCTTTTATGATTGCAATAAAAATATTTGGCGGCAGCATGGCAGACAGCCAATGGACTTGGGGAATTTTAACAACTATTATTCATGGTGTTCTATTGATGCTCCTGAAAATCCCTTTGGAGAAAGCACACGGGCAGGCATGGGCGGACTTCATCATTGGATTGACACTAATATATATATCCATTGCAGATCAGGCGATGTCATTTCAGGCATGCCAGCGGTATTCGATGGAGAATATCTTGCAATATATGATTTAACTCCGTATTCCCGCGGAGACGGCCCCCCGCATGATTGGGATTATCCTCAAATATATTACAGAAAAGAATACTTTTGGGATGAAATAACAGAAAAATATATAAAATTTGTGCAAACTGAGTATTCAAGAACTCCGGCATCAATGCCAAATTCATTTTCCAGCACATTACATAAATGGCGAGGTTTTTGCAGAGATTACTATCCTGCATATTATCCTGATTCTTCTATCAGTATCCCGCCATTTTCTGTAACACAGGGAAAAATAACAACAGATTTGGCACCATCAGCGGTAAGGGTTGTAACCGGAGAAGAGGTGATAAATGATAAACTTTCTTATTTTTACGTTACAGAAACAATTAATCAGAGGGTTAAAAATGTTAAAGAATATCCGGCCAGTTATGGCCAAAAACTATATTGGAAATGTAATCTTGCGGCTCCATATTCTGTTTGTCTGAAAGCAAATTTTTATATTCCGCATCCTGCTCCTGATATTGAAAATACAACAATACATCCGACAATGCACTTTCTTCATCCTGATATGCCATCTGCTTTTTTTAATGCAGGTATTTGGCCTTTTTGGGATGGGTATGAAGAGGTTGATTATTGTTCAACTGACAAAAGAGCATATCATGATGCAAATGTTATTACAATGGATTATTTTGAGTCTTCATTATGCCCGGATCATATTTATCCAATGGCAGCTTTAGTTGGCGAAACCTATGAACATAATGGATTTTTTGAACTTACTGATGATGCCGGGACACAGCTTTTTTCTGTTCCTGCAAAAATAATTACATACGCACGAGGGGATAATGCCTATACCGGTATGATGATGAATCAGTTTTGGTATTCAACTCCTGAGAATCCAGGATGGAAAGCATATGCAGCGTGGTCATCCACAAAACAGGAATTGGAAAATAATCAGATTAATCAGCATAAACTGATATTCGCAAGATCGGAAGGCGTAGAAATACTGACTTTGGATGGTGCAGATGTCAAATCTGAAATTTTAACTAAAATTTCAGAAATAGCTGGCCGCACAGTCCTTTTCTCTGAAATCACAGGTATTAGTGCCCGCGGTCCTGAATTTATAGCAGGGGATGCCTTTGCGGAAGCTATAAATGCAGTAAGGGCGGATGTTGGCTCCGCTCCGATAAGTCCCAATGGTCTTTTGGCAGTCGCAGCAGAACGTCATGCAAATGATATGGCAGAAAATAATTTTTTCAGTCATACCGGATCAGACGGTTCGACAGCATTTGACCGTATTTCTGATGCCGGGTATTTCATTGGGCCAAATGAATATGGCAGTGGGGAAAATTGCACAATGTCAACAATTAAAACAGATGGGGTTGCGGAAGTTATTGAGTCGTGGATTAATTCCCCCCCACATTATGCTAATATGATTAATTCTGATTTTACAGAGTTCGGTATTTTTTTGGCAGTTGCATCAGATGGCACAAAATATTGGTGCTGTGATTTCGGATTTAACAGATAGGATAAAAACCAATGGCAGTTTTAATGCTTCCGATAGCTGATAAAGATGCAGGTGCATGGTATCAGGATGAACCGGCTGACGCTTTGTATTCTTTGCTGAATCATGGCGTGGATACACCAGACTGGAATACTTATTTAAATACAGAATATTATAGCGGTAATGCACAATGCGAATTTTGGATGTCAACTCCGGGCACGTCAAAAATCATTACACAGATTGAAGTAAGGGCGTATATTTATTCATACAATTCATGGCAGACATGGGATATCGGATTATTTGATGCTGATGATAATGAAATATGCTATGAATCAGGAATAAGCAAAGAATCAGGCATTATATCAGCAACGGTTACTGGTGAATGGACATCAGGGGATTTGTCCGGCTGTTATGCCATGATTATTGCAAATTATGGGGAGGCGGAGCCGTATTGCGAATTGTATGAAATTGACTGCCTGTTGACAGTCGGCGGTGATATTATCCCTGACACTGTGCGCAATGAAACAAAATTCAGGTGTATGATTGCGGACAATTCCGCTGTAATTCCGCTGAGTAATTGCAATATCCAGTTTCGTATTGAAATGAAAAATTCAGACGGCGAAACACTTCCGGCATGGGAAAGTACAGACAATCCATTTACAAATGGATACGATTCTGAAAAATGTTTATACCGGCTGTTTTTATCAGGCACAGTGCCTGGTTTTGGTAAACTTTCTGAAATCACTGCTGGATTGTCAACTTTTTCATATTTGATTTTTGAGTATTCAAATCAGACGGTCAACGGTGAGCCTGATTGGAATGAATTAACATTTGTCCAGCCTGCAATGAAAACAGCAACACCAAGTTACGGTGCGCAGTCTCAATCCGTATCATTATATGCAGAGCGTGAAAATATTGTTTCCGCATACACATGGGATTATCAGGAAGTGGACATAAGCGGTGTTTCGTTCCGGGGCCCGAATCAGCAGGGCGGAAAGTGGACGTACAATATGGCCGGGCTGATAACTGGGATCAAACCGGGGTACAGGGCAGCTTATAATGGGGAAAGTTTTGTGGTGGGGGAAATTCAGTGGATCATAAATACAACAGGCATTCAGACATATCTGAAAGAGTATTAATATAGATTGTTCCACGTGGAACATTTTTAAGGGCAGTTATCTGAAAAAGGTAACTGCCTTTTTTTATTATGTAAAGATGTTTGTAAAGAATTATTTAAGAAAAAAAGATAAAAAGATAAAAAGAAATTCTTGACAAGGGAAAAGGATATATGCTATAAGGGAAAACATCATGGCAAGGGAATAACCCCAAACCGACCGGCTGACTGTGACATTGCCATTGTGTCTGCAATGTACGCCTCCGCTTCGTCTGATCCCCGCTGCCGGACAGTCATAGACATGGTCTATGATCCATCAGGAAAAAGCATGATCGGGTGTCTGGCGCTGGGCGCTGTTGAATTCAATTCTTAATCTTCCGACAATTCTTGAATTCCCTGAAAGGGATTGAAACTGTATACCATTGAAACATATGATGGTGTGACACTCCATAAGACTCTCAATTATAAAATTGAAAATGGGGCAATAGGCTTTCTGAAATCATCCGACCATCAGAAAGCGCTGGATGATTTGGCATATTTTGCACCTGGACGTTGGATGCGTGATTAAAATTCTTTATGCCTTCCGGCGGGCCTCATACACCGGCAGAAAGGAGTGAAAAATGAAAATGGAATGCCGTCCGGTAGGTCGCCGGACAAAAAAAGTATGGAAAATTTCAGTTTCCGGCCGATTTGGCTGGAAATCAGAAAAAAGAGTTACAGGAAATTTTGCGGCTGCAAAAGCAGCCGCAAAAAAACTGCATGACGATAATATTCTCAGGCATCTGTCTGGTCTGAGAATTGAGATTGCTCAAATTTAATTCTTCTTATGCCTCCCGGCGGGCTTACACCGGGAAAGGAGAAAAAAATGTTATTTGTATATGACAAATCAGGGAAATATATTTCAGCCGCTCAAAAGAGCGGACGTTTTACAACCTTTATAAAAAAACATAAAAATGCCCAAAAATATTGGGCCGGGGTTGCGCTCGAAAGGGAAGCAAACCGGCATTCTCCCCCGCAATACAAGGGCAAGGGAGTAGAATAATGACCGCCCGGTCGAAAGGCCTGGCTTCGTACTCCGGCAGAAAGGAATTGAAACCATGTACAAATTTAACAATTCCTGGGTTCAGGAATTGACAAAAAAGCACGGCATATCTGATTCTGATCTTGCAGTGCTGATAGGTTCATCCCGGCAGATGATCTTATATTGGAAAGGCGGGCAGAAACCCAGCCCGGAACGGATATTGGCCGTACTGAACGCTTTTGATGAATCTCCTGATTTGTTTTTCAGGGAGGTGTCTGAATGAAACTTTCTGAAATCAGGAGAATAAACAGATTCATAAGGGCGGCTGTTGATGCGGTTGATGTGTCCAGCCAGTTGCAGTTCCTTAATCGAATGCAGGTTCTTGCCTCCGGGAATCATGGGAATGAGCTGTGCGATATTGTTATTTTCTGCGCTGGCAGGCAGAAAGAACGGATATTCCGGGCGCATGAGGCCGTTTTGGCTATATAATTCAAGCCGGGTGAAAGCCCTGCAGAAAGGGAAATATGGGCTGGAGAGAAGGGAAACACGGGCAGACAGAGCATAAGTATGCAGTCTGCCGGAAATGTGGTGATCGGATTGAAATCAAAGCGATCAGGCATGGAAAATCCATTGATTTTCAAGAATGGATTAAGCAGGCAAAATGGCAGGTTGACAGGATCAATGTTGACGGAGTTTGCTGCCCGGATTGCCAAAAATCTGAATTGGAAAAATTTCCGACAAAATTGGCATTGATGCCCATCAGATCGGAACTTGAAAGACAGAAAGAATGGTTCAAGGAACAAATTGAAATGATGAAACGTTCTTTAAATTTATATGAAAAGTATCTGTCTGAAATCCAGTAATCATATGAAGCCCTTGCACTTGCGGGGGCAAGAAAGGCGGTAGAGATGAATAATACAGCAGTAATGATTCCTGAAAATCAGGAAATAATCAGTGCATTGGTATTAAACGGAGACCTTTCCCGGCTTAACCCCGGTCAGAAAGTCCAATATTATGGTGAAATCTGCTCTCGAATCGGTCTCGATCCGATGATGCAACCCTTCAAACTGCTGAAATTATCAGGCAAAGAAGTGCTGTACTGCGACCGGAGCGGCGCGCAGCAACTCAATCGGATACACGGCGTTTCTCACCGCATTACAGCACGGGAGATCGTACAGGACTGCTATATCGTCACGGCGCAGGCAAGCCTCCCGACTGGACGCATGACAGAGAGCATTGGTGCGGTATCAATCGGAAATCTGAAGGGAGATCCGCTTTGCAATGCCATGATGAAGGCAGAGACAAAGGCAAAACGGAGAGCGACACTGGATCTGCTCGGTTTGGGAATGCTGGACGAGACTGAAATCAGCACAATCCCGAATGCTCAGTCATTGCCTGCACCTGTGCATATGGAACCAAAGTCTGAACTGGCAACCCCGGCCACCCGGAATGCCATATTGATGTGTGTTCAGTCTCATGTTTTTTCTGCTGAAGAAAAAGAAAAGGCGAAGGCATTTTGCATGGCCAACCCCACAGAGCAGAAAGCGCATAAGTTTCTTCTTTCACTCCGCAACCATGAAAAGGAGCGGAAAGAGATCGAGAAAGCGGAAAAGGAATCATTACATTATCCGGATGAGCCGGGATCACACCCGGAAAACGCATAATCTTAAAGCCGGGCGCAAGCCCGGCATGAAAGGGGAAAAATGGATACCGAGACCGACTTGACAAATTCAGTCCGTGCCATCCTGAAAACCCTGCGGATCTTCCACTGGAAGCAATGGCAGGGGCCGATGAGCCAGCCGAAGGGTGTATCTGACATCCTCGGTATTATCGATGGCAGAATGTTTGCCATTGAGATGAAACGCCCTGGCTGGACACCACCAAAGCAGGGGACAAAGGCATGGATACATCATAAGCAGCAGTCTGATTTTTTGGAGGCAATCCGGGCCAATGGCGGGATTGCCTTTTTTGCTCAATCCGTTGACGAGGTCGTGGACGGCCTCGGCCTGCGGGACAGGTTGCTGTTTTGATTTAATATAAAAAAATATTGACTATTATATTCTAAAATGATATAAATCAATGATAACATCAAAACATAAAGGAGACTGAAATGGCAGAGGGGAAAAAGAATAAAATTATTGCTTTTTTTGAAACGGAAAACTACCGGGCTGGGCTGTGGGCTTATTGCCGGGGCAAAGGCTGGACACTGAAAACCTTCCTGAAGCGGGCTGCTGATTATTATATGCGGCAATTCCCGGCAGACAAGATGGATTAATGAGGTGAACATGGCAATAGAAACACCCAGTGAAAACTGGACAAAATTCCCGAATTATATTTTGGATAATTTGACTCAGTTTACCGGGAATGAGTTGAAAATCCTGGCACTGATAACAAAAGAAAACAGTAACGGAAATTATGAATTTTCTTTATCCTTTATCGTAAAGAAAACAGGAATTACAAAGAGCACCGTTTTTTCTGCTATACAGGAACTGCTGGGGCAGGGAATTATAACGGAACTTGAATCAGGTGAAAGGGGGGTAAAACGATATGCCACAAATTTATAATCCTTACAAGATGTTTGTTGGCAGTTTTATCCCAAATTGGCTGCTGGAACGAAGTGAAATTTCACCCGGAGCAAAACTCTGCTTTGCACGTCTCGCCCAGTATGCAGGAAAAAACGGGAAAGCCTTTCCAGCGCAGGAAACCCTGGGGAATGCACTTGGAACATCAGCAAGAAATGTCAGGAGATACCTGAAAGAATTGGAAGAACATCGTCTAATCAGACCAATTCAGCATGGTATGAATCAGCCTAATTCGTATGAGTTCCTTTTGCATGATTGGATGGCAGAATCAGAAGATGTTGTCCGCACCGGAGCGGACGGATTCGTCCTCTCGGAGCGGACGGATTCGTCCTGTCATGAGCGGACGGATTCGTCCTCCCCTCTAGAAGAGAATCATATAAGAGAATCAGGGAAGAGAATCAAAAACAGGCGGGGAGGCAAGCAACCATCAGATGTAAATGAATCTGAAAATATCTCCACTGCCAATAATCCTGAACCGCATCCGAAGCCTATATCAATCCCGGAATGGATCGACAGGGAAACATGGCAGGATTTCATTTCCATGCGGAAATCCAAAAAGACAGACAACACACCCCGTGCGCTGTCAATGATTCTGAAAAGACTGACACAGTTCAGGGAAGGAGGTCATGATCCTAATGTAATTCTGGAAAACAGCGTAATGAACGGCTGGAAAGGTGTTTTCGAACCCAAAGGCAAGCCGCAAAGCAAGTATGCCAATCATCCCGCTGTAATGGCAGGGGTATTGTCAGAAAAGGGAGTTAAAACAGCACAGAATGCCGCTGAATTAATGGCAGAAATGAGGGGAAAATGGAAAAAAGATTAGAAATCATAACGGCAATGGCTGAACTGTACAAAGAGGAACTCAGTAAAACAGCTATGCAGATGATTCTGGAAGATACCGCTGAGTTGACAGATGAGCAATTCATCTTTGCCTGCCGCCAGCACAGGAAAAATTCAAAATGGTTCCCGAAGCCTGCCGAACTGCTTGAACTTGGCATAGGCAGCGAAAAAAAGCAATCGGAAATCGAGGCATTGACCAAGTGGGAAAAGATAATCCGTGCATTGCGGTTTTATGGCGCAGATTCACTTCGGAAAATCAAAGGCAAATCCGGTATTGCACTCATGCAGATCGGCGGAGTGGAACGGCTCCGGCAGATTGCAGAAAAGGATCTGCCATGGGTGCAAAAGGAATTCGTCCAGCGGTATATGGATGCCTGTCAATATCCCATGCTGATAGCAGGAGCCGCACAGGATATTAAGGCATTGCCGCAGTTGAAAAGCATGTAAATCTGAGCGCACAGGATGCCGCAGGTTAAACGATTTCATGCTGACCCATCCCTGACTATGGGTTAGCAACTTTGGAGGCGATATGCTTGATCTCGACAAATGGGAAAACAGGGATTGCCTGAAATGCCATGCAAAGGATGTGCGCTGCTGCTATGGGATATGTGATCAATGCCGTCCCGGATATGGCAGACAGGCATGGGAAAAGTATGTGATTAATTACAAAAGCAAGCGCAATCAAAGCCTTGCAAACCGTGACAGAACGTCACAGAACGGGGATTCATTATGGCAGGCATAAATAAAGCGATTATCGTTGGCAGACTTGGGAAAGATCCGGAAATTCGGCATATGCAATCCGGGACGCAATGCGCCAATTTCAGTGTTGCAACTTCCGAAAACTGGACTGATAAGAATACCGGGGCAAAGAAAGAAAAAACCGAATGGCATAATATTGTGGCCTGGGGGAAACTGGCGGAAATATGCGCTCAGTATCTTTTCAAAGGAAAACAGGTCTACATTGAAGGGAAAATTCAGACAGATGAATGGCATGACAATGAAGGCAACAAAAGATACACCACCAAAATCATAGCGTCCACAATGCAGATGCTCGGCTCTGTGAATGATGGGAAAGCAAATCAGAGCGGAGCAGAACCGGAACCTGATTATAATTATCAGGAACCGGCCTCCAGTGCATACAATGGCGGTGAGGGGCAGACTGCATATCAGCGGAAATCCGAACCGGAAAAGCAGCCGCCACCTCCACATCCGGATGTAAAAACTGAATATCCTGATGAGCAGACTGAAGATGATGATGATGATCTTCCGTTCTAACCGTTTCAATGCTGATTATGTTCCATGCTGGAATGTAATCAGCATTTTTTTTATGTATATCAGAATTGCATTGACATAACATTATTGACATGATATTAAATTAAACATAACATAATTCAATCCAAAAAAGGATATTGATATGAAAAATGAAAAGGGCATCAAAATGTTCATTCCAAATGAATATTATGATGAAATGAAACGAATCAAAGAAGAAGAAGGCGTGCCGTTCACAGTGCAAATCAGAATGGCAATCAAAGCATTTATCAAACTGAAAAAAGGCGGTGAACAATGAAAATCAATCCTGAATTTCATAATAACCGGAAGGGGGATGAAAAATGGAAATAAAGAAGGGCATAACATTGAGATTGCCGAAAGGCGATATTGATATTCATGATGTCAGTAATGGGATTGTGTATTATCAGACATGGCCGAATGGCACTGAAAAACAGGGAATGTATGCAAATCTTTTCAGAATGCCGATTAATGATTTCAGTGAAAAAACCGAAGGAGCGGAAATAATTCAGCACGGGCAATGAGATATTCCTGTGCTGCAAAGTTTAACCATTGTTCCACGTGGAACATAACCGAAAAGGAGCCTGAAAAATGAAAATCCGGTACGGAATTTATAAAAAGCGTGATAATGGCAAGGGTTTTGAGCATAAAAATCATGTTATGGAAATTACTGACAATTCCGATAAAGAATCAGCACATAAAAAAATTATGTCTGAAATATATAAAAAACATCCCGGATGGCATATTCATGGATATTCCCAGGATGAAACCGGAAAGGAGACTGAAAAATGAATACTGAGATTGAATTGACAAAAGGAATAGACCCGTTGTATTTGGCCCGGCGTCTGGTGTTGATTATTGATGGTGAAATGGCAGTCAGACGGGCGGAGATCGGGTGTGTATGTCCAGTTCAAATCGAATCAGGTTTTGTTCGTTTTCAAATTGGGCATGGTAACAATTTTTGGATGTCATACAATGATAACGCTCCTGAAATTGTTACATTATCATGCCGGACAGGATAAGAAAAACAATTAAATCTGGTGGTTAATTTTCTGCGTGAAATCCATCTGATTCTTTTGAAAGGGGAATGAAAATGTCAACAAACCGGTTTTTGAATTTAACAAAAAAACAACTGGCAGTGTTTGAGCAGATTGCCATAAACAAAGATTTATCACATAATAGTAAGACCTTAGATTCTCTTGAAAAAAAGGGGCTTATTGAATCATATGAGCAATCACTTAATGGCAGTATCCCTTGTATAATTAAAAGATATGAAGTGCCTATTAATATTCATATGCAATGGTGCAAATGGTGTTCTGAAAATTATACAGAGGAGGACTGAAATGGCAACAAAACGACTTCTGAAAAAGAAGATGTGCCGCTGGAAAAAGCGGTATGAAACAAAGGCGGCAGCCTACAAAATCATGCTGAAAACTAATGGCATTGATCTGCACTGCTACCGATGCGATGTGTGCGGGTTCTGGCACGTTGGTCACATCCGCAAAAACCGCAGGCGGGATAAGCCGAATGAAGGCAAGCTGTGGAGCGTGATTGGGCGTTTTGGGGCGGCATGTGCCATCGGGTGCTACCTGATTATGCCTGTCACGGTTTGGGGCGCAGAAATGCAATTAAGAATTGACGGACAGTTGCCTGCTGATATGATTTGTTATGTTTCCTGCGATACCGACCCTAATGACGGGAAAAGAATCTGGGAACGGCCAGCGGAATATCCATGCAATGCACTGCCGGAAATTGCTGATGACTGCAAAATCATTGTAATGTCAGCAACTAAACCAAGCCTTGAGAATGCAGTCCGCAACCTGCGGGCGTTGACAGGAGCAGCAAAATGACAAAAGATGAATTTTTTGCAGAGATGGAAAAGGATTTTGATAATCTTGATCTGCCGAATGCCATCAGACTTGTAAAAGTTTATAATAATATTGCAAGAAAATATTATGAACTTTGGCAAAAAGCAGAACAGGAAATCATTCAACTGTAGGCTAAAATTATTATTTCAGGAGCCTAAAACTGATTTAACCGCCCTGCATTTGATATGCAGGGCATCAGAAAGGATGTGACAATGGGACTTAAAGTCGGAACTGAGTTATATTATAACAGTTTCCCGTCAATGCGATATGCCGGGAAAGTGACAAAAATCACAAAAACGCAGGCAACGGTTCAAACGGAATGGGGAACTGTGCACAAACTCAGAATCCCTGATTTTGACACGGACTTCTTTTACGAGGTCGGGGATAAAACCAAATATGGCAAAATAGCGTATCGGATTATAACGCCTGATGAAAAAGAAAAAATGCAGGTACAACGGCGTCTGCACGGAATACACAGCATGATGTCAAAACTGGCACAAAACAGAGCGCTTCTGTTTCGTAAACTTTGCAGATTTTCGGATGAAGACTGGCAATCTTTGGAAAAGATTTTAAACATTTTAACTGCAAATGGGAAGGAGAGTGACAATGCACAATGTTAAACTGATACAATACGCCGTTGACAACGGAAAGGGCATCAGCATTTTCGCTCAGGCCGTGAATGAATCATTGACAGAAACGCAGATACTCACAAAACTTCAGGCAAAACACCCCAATCAGCATGTTATGGGTTTCGTTGTCCTGCCGGAACTTTTTCAGGAGGAGCAGAAATGAGACCGGACTTCCACGGGGTTATTGACAAATCTGTAAAGGCTGTTGAATTCATAAAAACCCGCACTCCTGATATGCCCTTTACCATTGCTGATATGGCATCCTTTATGGGATTGAAAAAAGCGAACAACGCTTATAAATATATGGAAGCATTGAGTTTATACTATCCCATTTACGAAGTTTCACCTTACAGAAAAGGCAGTGGTTTTGCACGAGGCGCAGTGCCGGCCACCTTTGCAGTCCTTAAAAATAATAACCTTTGTTTTCAGGGGAATGCAGACCGCAAATCCATTTTGCACTTGGGAACGGAGGATTTCAGATGACAAGAAGATTAACCATATTACAATTGGTTTGCCGAAAATGCGAGCAGGTTTTTACGCCTTCTGTCGGCGCAATTTGTCCTCATTGCCATTCAGAGTTGGTAATGGTAAATTTTGAAGAGATGAAACCGGTAATAAAAAGCGGGGATCATCCGGATACTGTCTGGATAACACAAGAACCTGTTGCCATACCCATCCCACCGGAGGATTTAAGATGAAACGACTTTATGCAGCATCAGCAGTCCTGATTTGCATGGCAATGGCCGCTATAATTTTGGCTTATAATCTTTGGAGCATGTGACTATGATAACCGTAACCTGTGAAAAATACAGCGTATCTTCCATGCCATTGAAAACCTGCATACTCAGACAGACAAAAGTTTTCAAACCCGGCAGCAGAACAGGAACCTTCCCGGAGTGCAAACCCAAATTTTGCACGCAGGCAAAAAAGCATATGGCAATATTCCTGAAATCAAAGGAAGGCATTTAAGGGGATTCCTGAGATCAGGTTCCTGTAGGGATATAAGATAAAAATCATATTAAGGGAACGCAAAAAAAATGCGTTCCCTTTTTTTGCCTGAAAACATGCCTGAAATCATTGCATAAAAATATTTTATAAAAAAATAATCAAAAAAGATTAAAAAATGCTTGACAGGATAATCAATAAAGATTATATTCCTATCTAACAAGGCAAGGGAATAACCCCAAGCCGAAAACAAAAGGACTGAAACCATGGAACTGACTGCCGAAGAAAAAAATGCCATAGAATTTTATATTCATGGTGGAAATTATTCAGAAGTCAATATCATGCTGCGAGATGGCAGATATGATATTGACACAGCAGAAATCATTGAAAATATGGATTCTGCTTTTGAAAAATCAGAAGCTTCAGAGGATATGGTGGTTTTCAGGAATTTTGGGGATTTTGAATTTAAAGTTGGCGATTCTTTTGAAGATAAGGCTTTCGCCTCCACCACCACTGATATTCAGGTAGCCCGGCAATGGCCTGGCAAAATGATAGGCAGGATCAAAATTGAAAAACTGGACAAATGCCTGCCTGGAAACGAAGGGGAAAAGGAAATAATCCTCCCCAGAGGATTGAATTTTGATGTCATTGGCATCGGGCCGGACGGGATTTATGAAATTGAAAAATGGTAAAGGAACCGAAAAATGGAAAAGAATCAGATTTATAAGTCATTGGCAGACAGGGGAAGTCGGCATCCTGAAGTTTGGTTTGAAGAGTTTGAGCATTGGCAGACAGGGGAAGTCGGCTGGCATTATCGGGAGTTTGGTCAGTCTGAAATCATCTTTTTGGGGAAGGATTTTGAGTCCGCCCTGAGAGCTGCATCCGGAGAAATTGAATAAAAAATCCCCGCTCGGACTGGCATCCGGGCGGGGGTACAACACCCTTTCAGGGAATTGTAAAAACAACACAGCCTGTCCGGTAGCCGAGTCCCTTTCAGGGATTCCCGGCAGGCATAAACGCACCTTATCCGAAAGGCAGGTGCATGTAAAGGAAAAGATATGAAAAAAATGCACAACTTTGATAAAATAACCCCCAATGCCTATAATTTCATGCCGCACCTTACTCCGAAAGAGGCAGCCGCACTCGAAGCAACCGGGGATTGGGATCGTATCCAGCATTCTGTTTTCATGCGGGATAAAACAGACCCCACTGTTCGGATTATCAAGAAAATGATGAATCCACCGTCATATGGGGATATAGAAAGTGTTTTTGTTATAAATTCTTGGCAGCCAGACCCGATATATTATTCCAATCGGGAGAAATGGCAGGGGTATTCGGTTTATGGCTGGCTCATCAGAAAAGGCAGCTACCGGGACGCAACCCCGCAGGAGTTGGAATCGTTATAATGGCGGATAAATTCCGGGGATTATGGCCCCGGCAAACAAAGAGAGGAGATTAGAAAGATGGCAGGATTTCAGGAAGTATTCAATAATGTTTTTAATATTTCATCCGGGGCTTGTTCCGGCCCCGGCAAAACCAATGAAAGGATTGAAACAATGAACGCTTACGAAGTTATTTTGGAGCATATCAGGCATATGCGGGCTGATGTTGATGAAAAACGAGTAAATGCAATTCATCTTGCCCTGAATATGATTGAAAAAACTGCTATCATGGCTATGGAAAAAGAGGAAAAAGAAAGTAGATTGTAACAATGAAAAAAGATTTTTCGAACACCAGTGTTGTGGCAATGGAAATGGAGCGTATTCTGTCTGAGGAACCGGAGAGCGAAATCGTTCAGGAAGCCCGGAAAAGGGCAGAGGCAATCACAGCAAATCCGCCTTTCCCAGGCTATCAGGGCAGCGTACGGACGGAACTGGCCTTTCTGATTTGGCAGAGAGCGGGCATGCCACTGCACCCCAGCGAAACCGGGAAAATCATTGTAGCTCCGGAGGATTTTCCGTATCTGCCGGATGATATTATGGAGCAGATTGATATATCCTATCCGTCAATCCGCAGGCTTGCTTCTGAAATGGAGTCTGCCGGATGTGCCAAAAAGATCGGCAATCGCTGGTTTTTTTCAGAGGCCGCATTTGAATGGCTTCGCAAGCGGCCGGACAAAATCAGATAAATCAAAATTCTCAGGGGAAGCACCCCTGAAGGCGGAAAATGCACCCTGAAAAGATTGTCAGATGGCAAGGTTCAGAGCCGGGCCTGAAAAACCCGGCAAAACCATAAATAGGATTAAGAATATGAGATGGTATACCAGAGCGGCATTATGGTTTTGCTCCATGCAAATGTACCGGGGCATGGATGAATGGGGGCAGGAATGGATAATCAGATACAAGGTATTGTTCGGGAAAAAATATATTCTATCCCGTTCCGCAGTGCCGCCCAATCATCATAATTGCCGTTGTTGTACATAGTGTAAAGCGGGGGGGAGCCCATCCCGCATAAGAAAAAACGCTCACAAAACATAGGGAAAGCCCGGTTCGCATTTGCGGATCGGGTTTTTTTTGGATTATATTATTCAGCCTCTCCCCTTTCTTTTTTCGATAATGCCTTCCACATGCCAAAAAATAATCATCTTTTTTTCTTGACAGGCATTCCCATTTAGTATAGTGCGGAAAACAGGTTCACACATTCTTTCCTTTTCTTTGACAGCCTGATTGCGCTCACCATTCCGCAATCAGGCTGTTTTTTTTTGCCAAAAACCAATGTTCCACGTGGAACAATTCAGGATTTTATATGTATTCTTACACGGTTATGACAGACCCATATCCTTTGGGGAACTGATTCAAAATCACAGAAATAACAGCAATTGACAACGAATCAGCAAAACAACTGGCTATTCAGGCAATTCAGAAAAGAGCAGAAATCAAAAATATCAGAAAAGCAGAAAACGCAAAAAGAAAACTTGCAAAGGCAAAAATCAGATGAATATAAAAACTTTTAAACTTGAGGATCTGACTGAATTTGACGGGAACTATAACAGACACCCGGAGACGCAGATTGAACACCTGAAAAGAAGTTTAAACGACTTTGAACAGATAAAAAACGTTGTGGTATGGAAGGATAAGGTTGTCTGCGGAAACGGCCTTGTGGCGGCAGCACGTGCGCTACAGTGGGATGAAATTCAGGCTGTTGACGTTTCACACCTGACAAAAAAACAGGCAAAGGCACTTCTGATAGCAGACAACAAAACAGCGGAAATGGCAGAGCCGGACAATGAACTTTTGCTTGAGCTTCTGAACGATTTTGACAATCCTTTGGAAGAAGTGCCAGGCATAACAGTTGACTTCTTGGCAGGTTTGGATAATGTTTTTGATGATTTTGATAGCCCGATCAATGAAGAAAATCAAATAGAAGTTGATGAACAACCAGAAAACAACTCAAAAAAAATTCCTGTATATTTCTTGCTTACACGAGAAGAATATAACCTTTTTAAACAGATAAAGAAAAAACATAACATCAGTTCGGATATTGATTTTTTTAAAAAAGCAATGGAGGTTCTAATATGATTTCACCATATTTTGGAGAATTTTTAGTCAATCCTGTTCCGCTTCATTTAATCCTGCCAAAATGCAGTTATAAATGCTCCTATTGTTTTGTGGGGGATAAAAAAACAGACTTCAATTATTTTAAAAATCAATTAAACAATTCGGATAAAAATAATAGCTGGTTAGCGCAATTACTCAAAGAAAAATATCCTGTCTGTGTGTCAAATGCGTCTGATCCATTTGCGCCCGGTGTTGATGATGTTTTTTTTCAGATGAAGGATATGCTTGATGAACACGGGATTAGGATATGTTATCAGACAAAAGGCGGCAAAAAATGTATTGAAACTTTGGATAAGGAACCGCCAACTTTTGTTTATTTCACAGTGACTTCGGACAATGATAAAATAATAAAACAATATGAAGTTAATACACCGTTCTTCCAGGAACGGATTGAAGCTATTGAACATATAGCAAAACGGCATTTTGTTGTAATAGGGTTAAATCCTTTCATTCCTGAGTGGTGGATTGATATTGAATCATTTATCGGAGAATTGAACAGAATAGGCATAAAACATATATGGCATGGGAATTTACACATAAACAAAAAGACTTATACGCAACAGCATTTTCAGAAATATAAAGAGTTATTATCATTAGGATGTTTAAAAGAGAAACCATATCAGAGAGTCTATGATTATTATATTAATTATATAGACAATCAGGGGATAAACTGTTTTTCGGGTGCAACTTCATTAAAATTAGGTTTTTGGGATGAATATTTTAAATTATTCAAATGGTTTCCTACTCTTGATGAGTGGTTTTCAATTTTGCACAAACAAAATGTTAAAACGGGGATGCCTATAGCGTTTACTGTGTCTGATTTTAATGCGTTTTTAAAATTGCCGTTTTATCAGGTTTTTTATAAATATCATTCCAGCTTTGGAAGAACTTTAAGGAATGTTAAAAAGGACAATTCTTTTCAAGTCAGGAATATGCCTGAATTTTTGGATATATTATTTGATCCTGTCAATTATCCTACGGTATTCAGGCACGATAACATTTTTGTATTGGTTGAAAACAATGAAACGTATAAGCCCGAAATGGATGATAACAGATCATTAATCCTTGTTTATGATTATTTGAATGATGAAACAATAACAAAAACTCCTGATGAAATATCATGGTATAAAGGAGGTGATTGATATGGCAAGCGCAGGCGGTGCATGGTCAAAATCGGGGAAGTTTGTGAGCGGCAAGAAAAACCCAGGTGCTGTAAAGGCTATCAAAGCTGCACGGAAATAGAAATAGGATAACTCCCCTGTATTCGTATCTGTACAGGGGTATCATAAAGATTGAGAGACTTGAGTAATGGCAAAACGGGGGCCGAAAAATAAGCAGATTGACCTGCGGGAGTTTGAACTGCTTTGCAGTGTGCAATGCACGGAGGCGGAGATCTGCGGGCAGTTTGGAGTTGATGAAAAAACACTGCAAAAATGGTGTATAAAAACTTATAATAAGAAATTTTCCCAAATTTTTAAAGAAAAAAGAAGTTTTGGCAAGACTTCACTGCGGCGTCGCGGCTTCAAAATGGCACATGAAAATCCTTCCGTGCATATCTTTTATGCGAAAAACTTTTTGGGAATGAGGGACAATCCTGATGAAATCCCTGAAAACAACTCCGTGAAAAATATAGCGGATGCGATACGAATGCTGAGGGGCGATACCAATGGCATTGCACAGAAAACAGATTGAGTTTCTGCAATCTGATTACAGCAGAATCAATATTCTGGAGGGCAGTGTCAGAAGCGGAAAAACATTTGTTTTGGGATTTCTGTCTATGTTTCTTGCGGATGAATTCGGGAAGCACAAGGGCGCAATCATAGCCAAAACACTTGAAACTCTTAGGGAAAATATTCTTGACCCGCTTGTTGCACTTTGTCCTGATGCAATATCATATAAGGATTCCGGACGGCGGATCAATATAGGCGGGCACAAGGTTCGTGGTGTTGGAGCGAATGATGAATCCTCCCGGAACAAAATTCAGGGCGATACCCTGGGATGGGCAATCGGTGATGAGGTTACTCTGTGGCCGGAGTCGTTTTTCAAGATGCTGTTATCACGGCTGTCTGTTCCTAATGCAAAATTGTTTGTTTCATGCAATCCTGATTCTCCATTTCACTGGTTAAAAAGGGATTATATTGATGCCGGAATTGCAAAAACATTTCATTTTGATATTCATGATAATGAGTCACTTCCGCCTGAATATATATCAGCTCTGGAAAAAGAATATACAGGAGTATGGAAACAGCGGTATATTTTCGGTCAATGGGTGCTTGCGGAAGGGCTGATCTATGATATGGTCAACGATTCGCATTTTGTTGATCTGTCTGGAAAAAAATATCAGCATTACATTGCAGGAATTGATTACGGCACAAATAATCCTTGTGTTTTTCTGCTGTTGGGATACAATTCTGATACAGATATAGGCGTGGTTAAAGAATATTATTATGATTCAAATGCAGTCGGACGGCAAAAAACAGATACACAATATAAGGATGATTTCATCAAATTTACATCAGAAATCAGACCGGAAATCACATATATAGACCCGTCTGCGGCAAGTTTTAAACTTGAATTGATACGGGCTGGATTCAATGTCACTGATGCCATTAACGATGTGTTGCCCGGCATTATGACAGTATCAAAAAAGTTCGCTGCAAATCATATTTCAATTCACAATGCCCTTGTAAATTTAAGAAAAGAATTGCATACTTATTCATGGGATCCAAACGCTCAGAAGCGTGGGGAAGACAAGCCTCTTAAGACAAACGACCATTGCCCAGACGCCCTTCGCTATCCAGTTTTTTCAAAATTCAGGGGCGGCGCAGCGGTATGGGCATCAGCATAAAGAGTGATATAAAAATGGAAACTGGATACATAGCTAATTTAGATTTGAGACGAAAACCTGATGGGAACCGCACGGCGCAGGCCGTAGCCTGGGATCCGAAAAATAAGGGGTTCAGGCGGATTTCAGGGCTTGGAAAAGATGATTTGTTTATTCGGGATCTGATGCCGGTGTCTCAGTCGCATATGATTGAGATGGCCGCATATCTGTATGATACCAGTGGGCTGGTAAAGCGGTATATGCATGATACCAAAGATTTTGTCTGGTCGGGCAGATGTGAGTGGAAACTGGAAAATGATGAATCCGGGAATGCGTATGAAATCCTGTGGAAATTCTGGAAAGAAAATAAAATGGATCAACGGCTGGAAAAGCGGCTGATTTCCTTTTTTCTGCTCGGCGAATTGTGCCTTCCTGTTATTGTTAATCCTGCTGATGGTTCCGTGACTCTGACCTATGCTGACCCGGCAAACATCACTGATATTATTACAGTGCCGGGGTTACCGGAAATTGTGGATGCTGTAATTCTGGCGGACAGTGTTCAGGGCAGGCGGTTTGAGGCCGTGAAAAAGCAGGCTGATCCCAAAAAACCGGGTTTCGGAATGCTGAGCGGGGAGATTTTCTTCTGGTCTCTGAACAATCTGCCGAATGCAAAGCGTGGCCGTTCTGATTTAATTCATCTTTTTGATTTCATTGACGGATTTGAGCACGGGCTTTTTGATGAACTTGACAGATTAAAGTTGATGAAATCCTTTGTCTGGGACGTGAAAGTTATCGGTGCGGATGCCGCCACGCTTACTGATTTCACAGAATCAAACAAAAATCCGAAACCTGGCAGCCTGAGAGCGCACAATGAGCAGGTGGAATGGAATGCTGTCGCACCGAATATGCAAAATGCAGACACGCAGGCGTTTTTCAATCTGATGCGGACATATATTTCTGCCGGCATGAACCGACCGGATAGTTGGTTTGGGAGCGGAGGGAAAGCCTATCAGACTGAGGCGGATCTGATGGGCGAGCCGACTTTCAAAAACCTTGCATCCCGGCAGGAAACGATAAGGGATATTTTGACGGAAATTTTGCAGTTTGTTCTGGATCAATCTGTGCTGGCAGGGACAATTCCGAAAAAAGATTATGAATTAACAGTGGAAATGCAGGCTGTAACGAAAAAAGATGAATCCAAGATTGCGGAATCGGTAAGCAAAATAGCGTCTTCGCTTGTAGTGGGTGTTGACCGGGGCTGGATACGGAATGAAACAGCAGCACGGATATTTGCAGGAGCGCTTTCCGGGATGGGCTATGAAATTGACCCTGAGACAGAAGCGGAAAACGTTGAAGAACCTGCGGTATCTGAGGATTATAAGGGTAAAAACATATGAGGAAAATGATCATGATACTGATAAGTCTCTGCATGATAATTTCAGGCTGTGCAGATATGACAGCAGCACAGCGGAATGCAGTTAAGGAGATTGCAGGAATTGCAATAGGGATGGCCGTTGACGTGCTGATTGCAAAAGCTGGATTGCCGGAAAAGCATTACTCACCCAGAGATATGGACGGAATTGAACTGATTGAATATCCTGACAGAATCTTTTATGCACGTGACGGCATTGTGTACGCTGTCTATGGAAAAGGATTGCAGAAATGATATACAAATATGGCCCCAAAGAAAGGGAAAGCCTGCGGGAGAAGCAGAGCAGGTTTGTGCGGATGGTGAGTGATCTGCTGCAGTTTGCTTTTGCACAGAATTATGAATTGACCTTCGGGCATGCGTTCCGGTGCGAAAACTGCAAAGCAGGAAAAAGCCACAGTCTGCATAAGGTTCGGCTGGCAATCGATTTGAATCTTTTTCAGGGAGGGGTATGGCTGCAGAAGACAGAAGACCATAAGCCGCTTGGGGAATTCTGGGAGGGGCTGGCGCCGGATGCAAGGTGGGGAGGCAGATTTCAGGACGGGAATCATTACAGTCTTGAGTATGGGGGGCGGAAGTAGCTGGCCACATAACCAGTCGTTCAAGCGGATTGCGGGAAAACCCGCAACCGTTAACTCTATGTTATGTGGCAAATAAATTATGAAAGGAGGTGTGTCGTATGGCATTGGATTTAGATCATATCTATAAGTATCATGCTCCGAAAGATGGGCAAACAGCGAAGTATGAGGCTATCAGGGCTAAGGCAAAAGAGCTGGCAGAGCTTATTATGGCGGAATGTCCTGTATCAAGAGAGCAGTCTGTAGCATTTACTCATATCGAAACTGCCGTAATGTGGGCGAATGCGGCTATCGCCCGTGCATAGTGCGTAGCCACATAACCCATCGGTGCAGCGGACTTTTGGTCGAAAACCAGTCAGCGGCTGCCCCTTCCAGCCGCTGACCTTACTGTTATAATGCCTAAGAATCGGAGGTGAAAATATGTGCACGGTCGTTAAGTTGGCTGAAAGAGACATTGAAACAATGGGAGAACTTGCGGAATATCTTGGCTCAAAAGAATTTGTTTTTTATCGCGACGAAAAATATATAGAAGATGAGTGTTGCCTTTGTCCGGTTAATTTGCCAGAAACTCTGAAAAAATTCGGTATCAGCAGCGAGCGTGATGATTTTATGTTTGATTATTGTGTCCCGAATGTAAGTGCTGTATGGCCAGAATCTACCGGAATAAAGGCATCATAACCCGGAGATCAACCGGACTTGCGGGGGTTCGCTCTTTTTCAGGTCGATAATCTCCGGCCCATCCGCAAGCCGGTTATCTTCTATGTTAGCGGAAAATGTTCAAGCCGCAGTTGTAAAGGAATCCTTGACAACTGTATTATCAGGGGCAGGAGCGGCAAAAACCGGGGATCAGGATAGTCCTGACACCCCATTCCCAACAGATTTTTCAGTGTTTATATGAGAGATTTCAGAAGCAGTTCCTGCCTCTGATAAAGTATGCGCCCGGCAGTGAATGATGGCGGGAGAAATGCCAATAGCAGTGTGAATGACCGCTGTGAGGCAGCGGGAACAGCCCAGTACCGTAAGGACAGAATCAAATGCCCGAGGAAGCTTGAGAAACGGGGCGCATACTCCAGCCGTTCCTGCCTCTGATAATTCAAAAGGAATACAGGAGAAAAAAAATATGCCAACAGATAAAATAAAACAATCCAACTGGTTTAAAACTGCATACCGGATTACTGATGATGACATAGAATGTTATTTTTATTTGGATAAAACAGAACATTGTATGTCATTATCCAGAATAAAAAGGCTGCGGGATGACCTCAATGAACTTATTTTAGCAGCAGAAGATGAGACACTGGACGCATACATTTAATTCCATCGAATTCGATGGGATTAAAAAGGGGGACAATGCAAAAAGGCGATATAATAAAAACAGATATTTATCCGAAATTCGGTAAAATATTCAGGATTGTCCGCACAACACCCCATTTTACAGATATTATAAGCATTGACGGACAGAATGCCGGGACGTTTGAAACCATGCCTTTAATTGAATCTGTTGAAAATTATAAGCCTGTGGTGATAAAACCATGAAATATAACATCGGTGACCGAATTTTTGTAAGTGAAAATGCAGGGTTCCAGTCTGCAGGAATAATGGGAACCATCATTGACTCACTTGGCAACAGGGAGTGCATTGCAGACCCGGAATGGGTACAATGTGCATTATGCAATGATCCGGATTGCATTGAATGGAATGATGTATTGCTTGCTGACGGCACTTTTGCTTATCATGTTTCGGAATGCCAAATGGAGACCATACATTAATGTCAACAGACGCAAAATCATAATACTATGATGCCGGGGGGATTGAGACCATTGCAATCATAAAAGCGAAGTTGACCCCGGAACAGTACAAAGGTTTTTGCTTAGGTAATGCCATGAAATATCTTTGCAGATACAACTTTAAGGAGGATTTTAGAAAAGACGCTATAAGGGATATTGAAAAGGCAATGGTATATTTGGAATTGATGAAAGGAATTGAATGATGAAAGTAATAAATTCTTCGTATGAAATCCTGTCCTGTCCTGAAAACCTTTTGGAAATCATTGAACGTGCTGGCCGGACGTGTTACAAATCAGAGGACAGAA